GTTGTAGATCTGACGCTTGGTCGCGTTGGACGTTCGCTTCACGCCTAGATTTTTCGCGATGTACAAAAGGGTGGCCTTCCTGAGGCACGCGCACTTCGCCTGGTTGACTCGTGCGGCGTTTAAGAGTTGGTACGGGGTACACTTGACCATTACACATTTTCGTCTACGGAACACCGGTCGAGGCACTAGGGCGAGTGCCTCTGCCCGAGGCGTCGGCCTCTCACGAACCACCGCGTACCGAGGCGCTGGGGCGGGGGCGGGAAATTCGTTGATGACGGGACACGGCGGTCTCGATTCACCGAACATGCGACTCCGAACGATCTCCTCCCTTCGACGTATGCGTTCGCGTCGCGCGGCTTCGTCCCCAGCGGTGTGTACGTTGACCCCGGACTGCTTCACGAATTCGCGAACCTCCTGGTTCATATCTTATTATACGCCGACATTTTTTTGGTTAATGGTTGTTGCCGACCGAGAGTTCCTCCTCGACAACGTCCACACCGTAGAACACTGACTGCGCCGCGTAGGTCTTCCCGTTGTACGTGACGGATTCGTTCTTCACCGTGATGCCGTACGCGCTGAACGGTCCCACATAAAAGTCCGGATTCCAGAGGTCCGGTTTCTTGCCCTTGATCGATCTCGAACAGTGCGAGTTGTACGCCTGCACGAAGACTTCCTCGGGGACGAACTTGTCGTCGCCCTTCATCACCCTGACCGAATTGAGGAAGTGGTGGAGGGTGTTGGCGACTTGAGCCACCTGGTCTTGGATCTTCTTGAAATATTTCGGCACCACGTTCCAAATATCGCGGCCGTTGTAACGTTCGCTGTAGTCCAGGTAGGCGCGGACGCACTTGAGAAGGATCGCCGGTAACTCGTTCTCCAGCTTCTTGTCGAGGTGCGGGTCCGCCTCCTGCACCTGCTTGGTGAAGTTCCAGGGGAGGATACGTCTCAGGACGGAGCCGCTCTTATCGTTCCAGTTCGGGACCTCGTTGCCGCCCAGCACCCCGGGGACCTTCCAATTCGGTAAAGACACCGCCACCTTGTTCTTGACGTTGACGGCTATGCCCTCGCCCGAGACGAGCGACTGGAACTCCGCCTGTTCGAGCGCGAGGTCGCCCTTGACCTCGGGGGCGATGAACAGGAGCGCCTCCATGATGGCGGAGAGACCGAACTTACGTTCGATGTTGTTACCCAGCGTGCGGACATCGATGGTGTCGTAGAACTTGGAGAACACGTTGTTTATGAGCGTGGACTTTCCCGATCGAGCTATGCCCTTGAAAAACGGGATCACTTGCCACTTATCGAGTTCCCCGACGTCGAAACACAGGCGACCGCCCATGACGTACGCCCACCTGCACACCTCCTCCTCGAAGCCCTGATAGTGAAGGATCGTGTCGAAGTTGGGAGTGGGGATGTCGTACCAGCGCTCGACGCGCGTGTAGTGCGCGGGGAAGTCCTGCTCGAAGTACTTACACGCGATGATGGTCGGATCGAGCGCACGGAAATCTGCACTGTCGTAGGGGTAGAACTTACAGGTCGGATGACCCTTGATCTGAGGACCGTCCTCCTTGCCGATGAAAAGACCGTTCTTGAACGACCAGACGTGTCGCCTCTTCTCGATCGCGGGGAACTGGGGGTCGACGCAGTTGGTCATGTGGCTGGCGACGTCCCTGTAGCACCCGCCCTTCGACGTGAAGTTGCGCCAGTTCTCGAACTCTTCGTCCTTGGGTGCGAGGGAGTGCACGAAGGCCAGGATCTCGTATTTCGGGCGCCAGGCGCGCGTGCCGTAGCCGAAAGGCGATTTGATCTCCTCGTAGCAGTGGTCCCTGTATCGCCGGAACCCTCGCCTGTGCGCCTCATCCAGGCTGTGAATGATCGATTTCTGGTAAGGCGTGCACTTCTCGATCTCCTCGTCGTCCATGGCGAGCGGGTCGGAGAACTTCGTCACGAGAGGTTCGGCCGTGGGGTTGACCGTCCGCTCGAAGACGTTCCAGTGTCTGCGCACGTTCTCGAATCCGTCTTTGAGCTGCTTGCCGACGTTGTTGACCCGCTTCAGGAGCGTGAATCCGTCTTCGTTCTGTTTCGACTTGATCCCCAGGACACCCATCCTTCCCCTGAGATTGATGAGGTAGCGCCGCTGTTTATCCTTGATGGCCTTGATTGCCCTGATGTCGATTCTCTCGGCGATGGGGCCGCTGCTGTCCCAGAAGTCAGGGTGTATGAACTGACGGTAGCCGAGTTCGCGCGCATCCCGGTGATCGCACCGCCTGAGGTCCCAGGCATCCTCAAAAATTTCCACGACTTTACAAATCTCCTCCACATTCATTTCATCGATTGACCGTTTCTCCAGTTCCAGTAGTGCTTCATACCGGTCGGGTCGCTTATCGATGAAATGGGTGCTCTCCATAGTTATTGAATATACAATTTTTCTCTCTATATCACTTTTCAGGCTTTAAGCTCGCTCAGAATTTTGATGAGGATCTTGTTTTGGGTGACCAGTTGCTGACCGATGGCGACCAGTGCCGTGCAGATCGTGTCCCCGTCCTCGGTGGAGAGGAGGGAAGTCATCAGGGAGGCGATGTCCACTTCGTCCTCGTCGTCGAGGTCCATGAGTTCATCGTCCTCGTCGTCGGTAAGAATCTCACCCTCCTCGATTTCTTCGTCTTTGATTTCCTCAGGCTGTGCAGACATTTTACATGGGCTGAGAAAATTCGACCTGAAAATTACCGCGTTTCAGTCAGGGGAAATTTTGAAATGCGGAATTAGCGAAAATTATTTTCTCAGCCTATAGTACAAATACTCTCAAAAAATGGCTGGCGGACTTATGCAACTTGTGGCGTACGGCGCACAGGACGTGTACTTAACGGGTAACCCGGAAGTAACTTTTTACCAGGCGAAATACAAGCGCCACACCAACTTCGCGATGGAGAACATCGAACAGACCCTCAACGGTAACCCCGCCAACAGCGGCCGCGTCTCCGTGACCATCGCTCGCAACGGTGACCTCGTTGGCGACATGTACGTCGAGCTCAAGACTGCTGGCTCCGGTGGTACCCCCGAGTGGGCCGCCGAGCGTGCAATTTCTTCGGTCGAACTTTCCATCGGCGGTCAAAGGGTCGACAAGCAGTACCAGAAGTGGTGGAGGCTCTACACCGAGCTCTACCTCGACGAGGCCAAGAAGGCGACCTACGGCAAGATGGCGACCGCGCCTGCTGCGTCCACTGTCTTCCTTCCCCTCCTTTTCTTCTTCAACCGCAACCCCGGTCTCTACCTCCCGCTCATCGCGCTTCAATACCACGAGGTGCGCATCGACTTCGACCTCTCCGGCACCTTCACCACCCACCTCGACACCTCCGTCTTCAAGGTGTGGGCCAACTACGTGTATTTAGACACGGAGGAGAGGAGGCGATTTGCGCAGAAGGGCCACGAGTACCTCATCGAGCAGACGCAGCACACCGGTGTCGACACCGTCGGTGCCTCCGGTACCAAGCAGATTCGTCTGTCCTACAACCACCCGGTCAAGGAGCTCATCTGGTGTCTCACTGGCGATGAGGTTGATTCCCTCTGGAACTTCGGCCAGAACTGTGGCGTCGCTAACAAGCTCGCCCTCACCAGCGGACCCGTCGGCGCTGCCAGCACTGACGACAACCTTCCCATCTCGGCCGCTTCCGGTGCCCCCATTGTTTCTACCGGTGGCCACGCCGACCGCACCGCCTTCACCGAGGAGGCTCAGGGTGCGATGACCGAGTTCAAGCTCGTGCTCAACGGCCAGGATCGCTTCAAGGCCCAGGGCGGCAAGTACTTCAACCAGGTCCAGCCCTTCCAGCACCACTCCGGCTCCCCCTTCCCCGGTGTCTACGCTTACTCCTTCGCGCTCAAGCCCGAGGAGCATCAGCCCACGGGGACGTGCAACTTTTCTCGCATTGACAACGCGCAGGTCGCCATCACCACCGCCAACGCGACCCACTGCCCCAACCTTCACATGTTCGCGACCAACTACAACGTCCTGCGCATCCAAAGCGGCATGGGCGGCCTCGCTTTCTCCAACTAAATACCCATACACGGTATTTGTAAAAA